CAATTTCATATAGAAGATGGTGGTGCTTTAAACTGGAGCTTAGATGCTTGGCACTCACAAAACAATACAGAGTTATATTTTGAGCTTAAAGGGTATAATAATAATGTGTTGTTATGGACAGATAAAACTGATTTAGCGTCTGGCACTACAGATTACGCAGGTAACTATGATTATTCTGGTGGCTTAGATAAACTTTTTGTATCTGTAGGTGGTAAAAACAATTATTATTTTGATAATGTTCAGTTAGATGTGCAGTACAATGTTATCTCTACAGTTGTTACAACTTACTTACAGTATATAGAAACACAAGTTATGTTAAATGAAACAGTAACATCTAATGATACTTATGATTATGAAGATACAACACCAGAGCCTTCTTATGAAGAGATGGATAACTATGATGTTGGTCTACCAGAAATTGCTATTATAGAAGTAATGCCTACAGAAACAGTTGTGTTTGAGCAAACAGTAGAATATGCTCCTATTGTTGAAACAAATTCTTTTGAACCTGAACTTGTAACTATGGAAACAGTAGTAGAAGATATTCAAGCTGTAATGTCTGTTCCAGATATACAAGAGCCAGTAGAAACAATAGAAACTCCACANNNAGAGCCAGAAGTAGAAACAGAAACNGTAATTGTAGAGAATACTACAGAAGAGCCTGTTGTTGAGGAGGTTAAAGAACCTGTAGAGGCCCAAGAAACAGAAGTAGCTGTTGTTGAGGACAATGAACCTACTATAGAGCCAGAAGCAAAGGAAGAGGTAGTAGAAGAAATAAAAGAAGAGGTCAAAGAAGATGTTAAAAAAGAATCTAAACCAGAACCGAAGGAAGTTGCAAAGGAAGAACCTAAGAAGGAAGAGGTTAAAGAAGTAAAGGTTGCGGACAAGCCAACTAAGAAACAAGAAGCTAAACAAGAAAAAGCCAAAGAAATAATGGCAGGGTTTGATTCTCAGTATGATGCTGTAGCACAATTAACTACATTAGCTTTGGTTAATGCTTTAGGCGCAGACATTACAACATATCAACAAGTGCCTACACAAGTACAACCTACCTGGTATGAATCAAAAGAAATATATGCAGAAACTATGTTACAAGACCCATTAGGCAATTACTTTGGTGTTCGAGATAGCTTAGTGTTTGAGCAGATGCTAGGAGCCCAGTATGAGTGAGTTAGAATTTGCAGGAGTAAAGTTTAAAGGCGGTCGATTAGTTGGAATTTTAATTGCCTAAGCACACTTGTTGGAGGAGCCTACGGAACATTTGAAGTTTATAAAGATTATATTGACATGCGAGCTAAAATAAATTCTTATATCGCTCCAGATTTAAGTGGCATAGATAATAGATTAAACCTTGTAGAAGAAAAACTTACTAACTTAGAAACATTATTAACAACTAAAATAAATACAATGGACAATACATTAGAAACTAAAATTACCAATATGGAACAAATCTTACAGTCAGAAATATCTACTGCTATGGCATTAATAACAGCGGCTCAAGGTGATGCTAGGGATATTCGTAATGAGTTACGCAAAGATTTTAACGAAGTGCAAGACCAAATAAGTGCTGTTGACAAGAGATCAAGAGCCTCGGACCAAGAAACAAGAGGTGCAGTAAGAACGGCAGAGAATGAAATAAAGACGTTGATTCAACACGCTGAGGATCGCTTTGACGGTAAGCGTACGGCTATAGAATCCGATGCTGTTAGACGTAATGAAGTTATAGATGTCAAATTAAAAGATTTGGAAACTAGGCTCCGGGAAATGTTGACCAGAGCTTTAAACAATCCTTTAGCTGGACAATAATAAACATTGTGTTTAAGATGGTAGTAACTTAATCTTTATTGTTGTTAAAGCGTATTAGTTACAGCTAGTACGCTTTTTTAATGTTCCTAAATGCCATTTCTTTTCATAGGCATAGTTAGTAAGCATTAGTTCTAACCAAAATTGATTATCACTATGCGGTTTATCATTAGGGTGCAATGTATAATGACACCAATGAGATACCGAATGGGTTACGTCTTTTAACCCATGATAATCATTAGTACTTTTAGGATTAATCATAAAGGCACGTTTTGAACTTTTATACCAAGTCTGCCTGTTTCCACTTGTTATAAGTATTTTCTTTTTCCAACCTTTTTTCATTGCTTTTAAATATAATTTTCTAAAAGCACTAATGAGCTCTTGATTAGATAAATAAATAGTTCCTTCTTTTTCTGCTTTAACCCAAATTGAGTTAATGCGTTCATATTCGTTTGTAGCTACCATAGTAGACTCCATTTCTCCTATGCAACTGGCATAGGGCAGAGTTACTACCAACTCAAACACAATATTTATTCACAATGTCAAACAGCATGAAAACGTACTTTTCTCTTTGTTAACACTATTATAACATATTGGGTTTTGAGGAATGGCGGATTTTAGCCTTTTTTGCCTGTTTTTAGAAAATAAACGGCTGTTTTCTGCGGTTTAAAAAAAAATAAAAAAAAGCTTGGTGAGGTTTTAGTGGTTTTTTAAAAAGTTTTAATATATACTAAAACTACCTTAGTTGGAGCGCGGCGCCCCCGCGCTCTTTTATTTAGCGTTACCCCAATCTTTTCCCACTCCTACATCAATACGAGAAGGAACTTTTAATTCCGGAAAACAATTTTCCATCGTTTGTTTAATTTCTTTAATGTTTTCGTCATGCCTAACAGAAAAGCACAATTCATCGTGCACAGTAAGCATAGGTAAATACCCTCGATTAAAACAATCTAACATAGCCCTTTTAGTTTGGTCAGCAGAGGATGCCTGGATTAACCGATTAAGAGCCTTATACGTAAAAGCTACCTGATAGTTAATAGGATTTTTTTTGCGCCAATCTTTATCTCTGTCATCTAAAGGAGTGTTTTGAATATTTTCCCACTCTTCCTCAAGTTTGTCCATATGAATAACTTTTTTGTAACCGCCAAAACCTTTAGGCTCCCGCATAGGAAACCGGCATTTCCGGCCCATCAATGTACGGATCTCTCCTTTACGTGTAGCTACGGCCATTACCGCTCCGGCCATTTCTTTAATAAACGGAACTTTTTCGTCGTAATCATTACGCAAACTCTTAGCTTCGTCAAAAGAAATATCTCCAAGTATAGAAGCTAACTTTCCTATGCCCATGCCATACATAATACCAAGATTAATAGTCTTAGCTAAACTTCTTTCAACACCTGCAATGTCCGCTACCATTTGGTGAAAGTCTAAATCATCGCTTTGATAAGACTCAACAATCTCTTGAACACGCGGATTATCTTTAGTCTCTGGAGTTAGCGAAGCGTAGTGCATCAACCATCTAGGCTCTTGAGCACTGTAGTCAAAACTAGCCCATTTGCATCCTTCTTCTGGTATAAACAATCCTCTAATCAATTCTTTTATTTCAGGATGTCTAGCAGGAACTTGTTGTAAGTTAGGATGACTAGATGAAAATCTACCGGTAACCGTGCCTCCATCTCCAGATCGTAATTGATTGAACTCACAATGGATACGCCCTTTGTATTGATGGTGCATAATAGTGTCTACAAAAGTTGTGTTGGCTTTATTGTATTCCCGTATCTCTAAAATCTTTTTTGCTACAGGATGTTTATGGTTTTTTAAAAAGTGTTTAGTAAAGCTTGGAGCACCAGATTTCTCCGTTCTTTCGTATGTCAAGTTTAACTTATCAAAAGCGGACGCTAAAGAAGTTGCTGTCCACGGTTCAATGTCTATACCCGTTTCTTTTTTTACTTCTAACAATAATGTGTCTTCTTTTGTTTGAAGATACTTTTTTGTCTTAGAGGCTTTCTCTAAATCCACGCGCACACCTTTTGATCGCATCTCAAAAATAATAGGAAGCAGGTTTAATTCCATTTCTAATATGTTTCCGCATTTTTCTGCCGCCAACTTATTACGTAATACATGCCATAGATCTAATGTTAGACGAGCATCTGTCTCTGCATAGCCTGCTACTCTAGAAGCCGGTAACTTCCACATTTCTTTTTTAGCATCTACTCCATGTTGACTAGCCGCCATACGAAGCTCATCTTCTTTTTTCTTTTCTCCTAGATAGGTAGAACCTAAAGCATTAAGAGAATAAGAATATCGGTTTTCATCCAACAAAGGCGCGGCAATCATTGTGTCAAGGACTTTTCCTTTTACTTCTATTCCTACAGTTCGTAACCATCCTAAATCATATTGCGCGTTATGAAAGACTACAGACATGCCGTGTTTAAGTTGATCTTGTAGCCAAGTAATTATCATTTTCTTTGACATATTACCACCGCCCTCATGACCAAAAGGTAAGTATGCTTTCCAATTGGAAGACGCAACAGCAATCCCAATCAACCGACCATCGTTCCTTGCCCACCCTGGGCCTAATGTTAAAAGATTTGGATCAGAAGTTTCTACATCAATAGCTATAATTTTTTCTTGAGATAGATCAGGAAGAATACTTGGAGGAGTCCACGTAGGTTCATTAAATAAATCTTGCTCATACATCGTCATTTCCGTAATCTGCCGCTAAAGCCGCCCAAATCCCTGTGTAGGCTGTAGCATCGGCTCCATCATCAGGATTAAAAACACCCTGTTCATCTCTTGCTACTTTAAGCAACGTCATACAAAAAGCTACTTGTTTAGGAGATATTTTTGTTCCTAAGTAAGAAGACCATAGTCCGGCTATCCTAACATGAAGCAATCGATAATCTCCATGTTGTTCAGCTCTTTTACCTCCTACTAACTCAGCGGCTTTTAATAAAGTTTCTTTAGGTCTCATAGGTTATAGTACCTTTCTGTTTCTGGTTGCATAATATGCAAATTTTCTTTTGTACGCGTTACTCCTACATAAAACATGCGGTGTAAAGTAGAGGGCCTTGTAATCATTTCTTTAGAAGCCGCATACGATATATCTGATACTAACAGGATATTATCATTTTCTCCACCCTTCATAGAGTGAATAGTGCTAAGTTTTATTCTAGGACTTTTAACATTGTCGCCACGTTTTAAAGCGTTTAGCAAATAGTTTTGTGTGTTAAGTCCCACCTTACCTAACACTTGATGCCATCTTTGTGATCCGTCAACCAATAAACCTAAGTTATCTTTTAAATAATCCATACGAAACACACTTTCTGGCGGATGGTCTAAAAACTTTCTAGAGCGCCCTCCAAATCCTTTTTTAAATCCTTCGTTAGCATTCATGTGGTCGTATATATTTCTTACTTGACTGATTGTTACTTCTTGACCCTTGCATAGTGACTCCCAAGATAGTATCGCTTCATACAATTTTCTTGGTACACTTGGGTGGTCATGTCTGCTATAGATCCAACCTTCTTCTCTCAGTTGCATAGCGTATTTATCTAACAATCTATTTGTAGACGCTAAAATTGTCCATTCTCCCGATTCAATAGGAACCTCCTCCAGAGAATTATGATAATAGATAGATCCTTTTTCTTTCTTAGGATGCCATTCTTTAGGCGCGCGATCATCTATTCGTGTTACTATTTGTTGCGCTTGTTCCCAGACTGATTGCGGAATACGGTACGATTGGTTTAACACTTCTTTCTCTTTAGTAGCCGATAGAAAAGCTTGTACGTCCGCTCCTTGAAAGTTCATGATTGCCTGATCATCGTCACCGGTAAATATCTGTATGTTAGGAGATTGTCTAATGGTATCAATCATTTTCCATTGCAATGTTGATAAGTCTTGCGCTTCATCTACTATTAAAGCTTCTAGGTCTGGACATTGGTCTTGCGCTATAAACTCTTCTATCATATCCGTAAAGTCTACTTTTCCTTTAACTTTTTTATAATTCTCATAAGCTTCTACCAACCGCGTTAACTCAGAATAAATTAAATTGTAGTTGCCTTCTTCCTGAAAAACTTCTTCTAACGATTTTAAACGGCTCCTGGACAATTGATAAATCTTTAAATATTCGTCGCCTTTTTGATTGCCTATCCATTCAAAATCACTTTCTGTATCTTTACCCGTAGACTTGCTTGCAAAATCTAAACCAACCTTATGACCTATTTCCCGCATATCTTTACCGCGTAATACGTCCGTAGTTTTATAACCCAATGACCCAAAAGCCATAGAGTGTAGTGTACGAAAGTATGGTAAGTCTTCTTCTGAAATATTCCAATCTTTGCACACACGTTCTTTACTTTCTCTAGCCGCCTTCTTACTAAAAGACACACAAGCAATACGCTGAGGTTCTATACCACTTTGTATATAGTCTTGAATAAGATTAGAATTTGTTTGGGTTTTTCCACAACCGGGAGGGCCTAGTATTGTTTTCTCTATTTTCAAAAGGGTGTTTCCTCATCCGGTTTAAAAGTAACTGCAGGAAGATCCACATCTCCTTTTTTAATCTCAGGAATAAACCAACACCGGACACTTTGCCACTTATCTTTATTATCTTTAAAACGAAACTGCTTGTCGGCTGTTCCGCCATTATTCATTTCTTTTAATCTTTCTGTGATCTGACCACGGGTATAGATCGTAAAATTATGTCTCTTTAAAAACTCTTGGAGAGCACTAAGCTTGAAATACGTATAGTCTTCCTCGGACCACGGCTTCCCGGTAATAATTTCTTCTGGGCTTCTAGCCTGCAAACGTGCGGTGCAAAACATTTCAAGAAGTTCTTGGAACTGTCCTTTTTGTGTTAGCTCTTCTGGAACAGCTATCCGTGTCGCTGTCTCCAATAACACATCGATCATTTCTCTCCATTCATTGTCTTTCATCCGTGCAGGCATTTTATACATTTGTTCCATGCAGGCCCTTTGAAAGTCTACTTGCATCTGCAGTTGCCGAGTGCTTAGTTCTAATCGTGCGCCATCTACATCAATAAACCAAACAGGTGGTTCCGATTCTACAACACTCAATCCTCCAATGGTGGGAAACGATTGACCACTTCCTATACCAAATTTTCTAGACCGGCACATAGACTTATTGCAATGTGACCGTAAAGGTTCTTGCTTGCATGTATAAAAGTATTCTTTCTTTTCTAATTGGTTTTGTATGGTTACCATTTCTTTAGCCGGTAGCGGAGGATTGCAATACTCTTGATTATGTTTCTCTAACAAATCTTTCCATGCTTCTGGGCTAGACATTTTATAAAATAGTCCTACGTTAAGCATTACCATATTACGTCCGCCTTCAGGAACACCATACTCTGTCAATTGTTGTAAGCACGGTGGCCCTTGTGGAAGAAGTTTTTCACTTACTCCTACTTGTAAATCTCTTAATTTCTCTAATGTAATTTTGTTTTTGTTTGCTTTAAATAAAAACTCATCGAACCCTATGTCATCGCCCTCTACATTTAAAGCGTAACGTGTAGTATACTTTGCATTAAAGTATGGAAGGTTTATAAAATTTCCCACATCTCCACGTTCTACTATTACTTCTTCTTGCTTAGGAAAGATCTCACATTGGCCATAACCTAGGGCAGAAGCAAACTCTGACAACCTATCCCTAAGTTCTGTCGCTGAAACTTTTTCTTTTAAAAATATATATAAATGAGCCC